AGTCCTTTCTGCTGTCGATCATTTTTTCGTTGTCGACAAAGCCTGCCTTGTACTCTGCGATCTGCTCTGCAGTCATGTCGACTTCCTCGATCCTTGCGCCGTCGATCATGTAGTGCGGAATTCCAATTCGTCGATAAAACGAGTCGGCTGATCCTCGGTCGTATGGTGATCCGTGTGATTGGTTCATTCGATCACCTCGCCGTTTAGTGGACCGCCCATGAGCGTGATCGATGCGTTGTGGAATTCTTCCGTGTCGACCGGCTCGCTCGTGCTTGCGTCGATCCACTCGAAGCCGTCCCTGCTGATCCATGTGCGACCTGTGATTTCGTAGCGACCATTCAACACGCCGTGCCCAACCCAATGAGCAAGAAACTTGCGGCAGTCGTTGATCATCATGCGAATCGTTGCGTGGATGAGATCGTCGGTTGACTTGTCCAGCGGGATCAAGTTCTTTGCATCCTCGGGACTGATGTAGCGGATCATGCGACCGACGCAGATGGTGACTGCAAATGCGGTTGGAGTTTCTGTCGTGATGTGGTTGTCTCTCTGTGTCATTGTTTGCCTTTCTTGTGTCTGAACATTTCTGCGGAGTGCAGGCCGTCCTCGCATTGTGAGGCGAGTGGGGCGCAAACTCAGCGAGCGTGGTCTGCACGATCGATCGCACAGATCTCTCGCAGTTCCTGCTCGCCTGCTTCTCGAGCGAGTCTGCGGTTTCTTTCTGCAAAGACTTTTGCAGTTCTTGGCGTTAATCCAAATCCTTCGCATTCGTCGTCCCATGCTCTGAACTTTCCGTTGGCAAGTTGCTCGACTTGCATTGCTGGCTTGACTACCCAAGTTCCTTGCGCTGTTCGTGTCGTGGTCATGTGCATTTTCTTTCCTGTCTGCCTTTTCGGCGGGTGTCTGAACGGGTGAAGTATGACCTATGTATCGACCGCTGTCAACACTATCTACAGATAATTTACAAATTTCTTACACTCGCCCCACACGATCCAAGCGCACACCCAAGACCACCCACAGTATTTCGCAGATAATGCGTACGGCATCTTTAGCCGTCCAGATCTGACGATCTAGGACCGCCTGTGGTGCGTTCTTTGGGTATGGGTGGTGTCTGTAGTAGTCCGTGAAACGGACGCTTCAGGATCGATCGTAGGAGAAAAGGGCTCGGCGGAGGTATCAACAACGCCGAGCCCCAGATCAAGAAAGTTCGTTACTGCGGAGGTGGCTTGCGGACGATCGCCAATGCTACCCACTTATTCTTAGGACAGGTTGCTGCCGGCATCGTCGCCTTCGTCGTCAACTCGCTCCTCGACCAGCGCGGACACTTGCACCCCTTGCAATAACCGACCTTTGTCGGCTCGGGCGATGGCGCGAGAAATTCGCACGCCTTGCAGACTGCGATCCGATCCGCTGCCAACTGCGGATCGAGTGGAGCGATGATGCGTGAGTACTCAGCCTTTGCGTACTCGCGACCTGCGTTGACGGTTGCTCGGAAATTTAACATGTCGTGCTGTCCGCTGTGATGGTAATCGCAGGATAGGTGATCCACGCATTCGCTCGCCACAAATCATTGATCTGCTCATCGTATCGCACATCGACCGAGCAGCATGATGTCGGCTGCAAGTACGCATACTCAGGGAAGAAAAATCCTACGGTGCGCTCGCCGGATGTATGACCGAGTGGGAAAACATGAGTAGCACTCGTTGCGGGCCACGACGATTGACATATGTTCGTATTCTCCTCGCCTGTCCACGGATTGTTCACCTGCAGACCTAGTGCTGCGCTCGCTGTGTATTTGTCGTTAGGGTTCAAATTTTCGCAGGCATCAGGTCCAACATAGGTCGGCCAGTTGCCGCAGCCAATTTGCGATTGATACATATCACTATCACACGCAGGCACTGCAACAAACGGCCAATCGCACTCGTCGATAACGCCCTCAAAGGTTGGCTCGCACTGATCGCAGAATCTTTGCTGCACCGTTGGGAACTCGCAGCAGATCGGATTGGTATCAATCGGGTGCGCGTTCGTCGACGACATCTTGTAGGGTGCTTCGTCGGTGTTCCAGTAGTACGGACGCCCAATGAAGCGCGCAAAGCACATCACGCTTTCACCATACGGACATGATGGATTGTTTGTGCTCGTGTACTCAACAATTTTGCAGCATCCATGCGTAGTAATATCTCCGACCGTCGTTGCCACGCCGTCGGAGTTATGCTGCTTGACATATCGCGACACAAGGATATTCGCAGTTCCCTTGTAGGCAACGACTGATCCGAGTCCAGGCGGTGTTCCGTTCGTTGCATCGCAAGTCACCTCAATACACGGACCACCAGGCTCAACGATTGTTACGACTTGCGGTTGTCCGTTTGTGCACCAAAACGGCTGCGCATCAGTCGTGCCCGAACCAAGCGACTCAACAACATTGTCGCCGTCATCGACTGAGCCGAGAGAGCGATTCCATAGCCACGCATAGCGTGCCGTGGCGACATTGTCGTTTCCGCAAAAGTCCCAGCCGCTGATCTTGGCACGAAAATAAACTGACTGTGTCAGTCTGCGGAACGCGTCGCGCACTGCCTCGTTTACGACTTGCTCTGTTGCGTAGCCCGTGCCAGTGCCTGCACCAGTTGCAGTAAATATCACGCCGACGGTATTTGCAGACGCTCCGATTGCTATGAAGTTGGTCGTGCCCACAGCTTCAATTTTGTATGACGCGCCAACGCTGAAATTTCCAGCAACATATATCGGCATGAATCCGTAGGGCGAGGTCGCCATGTTGTAGATGCTCGAGTCCACCTGCAGCGTGTAGTCGTTGTATGTTGCGTCAAAATACTCTGCCGAGTCAATGCCAGTCTGCACGGTCGACGCGCGCGCAAGCGATGGAGGTCGTGCTGTTGTTGCGTTGCCGCTGCCATCCAATGCACGCATGTCGTACCAGTCGCCGCGAACTCGCACTGGTCCCATCAACTTCAAATCTCCAACGGTAGGAAATGCGGTCAATGCTGTTGTCGGATCGTCCCAACCTTTTTGATAGAGCGTCGCCCAGTCCGCCACAAGGTTGAGGTCGTCAAATACTTCTTGCCGCCAATCTTTGCACGCAAGATTGTCGCGCATGGTTACGCTCAGTAGCGCAGTGTCGACTGCGTCAACTTGCGCTTCCCATAGTGCGGTCGCAGGCGCATTTGCAAAGATCGCTCCAGAGTCTGCGAGTTGTTGTTTTCCATATTTCGTTTCGTATGCCGTGTCGATCTCTGCGAGTGCCTTTGTCAAGTCCGTTGCGCCTTGTCCGCCCGCTCCTGTGCAGATCAGCCCGTCAGTCTGAAAAGAAAAGATCGGTGCAGCGTCCGAGATTGCCATGAACGCAGCAGGCATCGCCTCGCCCCATACTTGCGAGTTTTCGCAGGTCTGCGTTGTCATCGGCATTTCACCGATTTTGTACGCGAACTCCACCTGCGCAAAAGCATAGAAATATCTGAACAAACCATGTCCGCCCGATGCGTTAACAGTGCTGGGATCTGTCAGATACTTGCCCGCTGTCCCAACGATATTGTCTGCGTTGATGTATGCAGGTGCGGTGTATGTCGTGCCGCCCGCTTTCAAGTTCATGATCTTGATTGCTTTCTGATCGTTGAACTGCAAAATTTCCCATACATCAGGAGATCGAATCTTTGCCACTCGCTTTTGATATGTTGACAACCCGAGGTTGGAATCGTTGTATGCAACGGCCGAACAATTAACGGCGTAGTATGCTGCATAAGTTTCGTCGCTTGTTGCCGTGGGATAATTCGTGTTGAAATTCCATGGCGTTGCGCCCGAGAAATCCTTGTCGAATTTGCCAACAAGTTGACCAGCAGGAGACGAAGGATCCATGCACGACTGCGAACTTCCGTCAGCCCATGCTCCGCCAGTGCATGCGCCGCCGCGATCAGGCGACTCACATAGTTGAGCAGTGCCATAAAGCAACGCTGGGAACAGACCGACGCTCTCCGTGTATGACGAACAGCAGCAGGCGTTCGCACCAGGGAAATAAGGATCGTATTCAAGGCATCGGTTTTTTGTAAACCACAACCAACGACATGGCTTCTGATCGTGTGTGTTTACATTGACATCGAGTGAGTACGGCCAGTTGATTGTCGGTCGCTTTGTGCCTGTCGTCGTCTTAAAGGCTGCACCGCAGTCGAATTCAAAGTAAAAGTTGGATGACTGCATCGACACGCCAAGCACCTCGCCGATGCTTGGCTGAATGCCTACATGACAATCAGAGATCAATCCGTTCTTGGACATGATGCGATCGATTGCATGCGAGCAAATGCCTCCGCCGCAACAGCATCCGCCTCCAATAATGCTCATTTGTTTTTCCTTATGCGCATGTGACTGGTGCAACCGAGTAGAAGTAGTAGTGCGCGCCGTTGAAGGTCGCCGTGCCTGTTCCGCTGCCAACACCTGTTGCGACAAACACCACGCCGACGGTGTTTGCAGACGCTCCGATCAAAGTGTAATTCGTTGACCCAACCGTCAAGATTTTGTACGCCTGACTAACAATGAAAGAGCCTGCAGTCACCGTTGTTGATGTTGCACTGATCGGGCCCTTGTACATGCGGACAAGAGTACCTGTGCCTGCGTTACCTACGGGCAATGGTTCTTTCGTGACGGCTGTGACAACCTGTCCGTGCCCCCAATCGTTGCTGCCTGAAAATGTCAGAGTGCCAACAGTCAAAACATTTGCGTAGTTTTCGCAGTTGCGAATTGCGTTGAGTTCATAAAGATTGACCGCCGCAGTCTTGCCTGTCGTGCTTCCTGTTTGAGCGTTGCCAATTCCTGCCCAGTGGTAGATGCCTTCGATCGATGCGTGCTTTGCAGTCAGTCGCGCAAGGAATCCATCTGTGAGATTGCCAAGCGGCTGCGCCGAGTACATCGCCGAGTATTTCGACCCTGCGTAGATTGAGATGCGAGTCAGCACCACAAGATCGCCAACCGAGAATCGCTGCTCCTGCGTGAAATCGACCGCAGGATAATAGGAGTTTGGAGGCGCAATCGCATCGGTGAACCCGATCCCGCGTGCGCCCATCTGATCCTCAACTCCGACTCCACTCCCGATACCGGCTGCGCCGTAAGAGATCTTGATCTCAGCCCAGTTGTACAGATACGCCTTGACGAGTGTGCCCTGTCCAGTCGTCTGCGCTGCGCCTTGGACCGAGTCAGTCATGAGCCCCGTGATCATCGCCACAAAGGAATCGTGCTGCACTCCTCCGAACTGCGATGGATCTCCGTTCTTGCGCGCCTCAAGATTCTCGATTGCCGTGAACGCTTGATTCAGTGCCTTGTAGTCGAGTTTCCCAATGCTTCCGCTTGTGAAGCGTGGCAGTTTCACAGCGACAAGATTCCAAATTGCAAGTTGGCAGTTGCAGTAGACGAGATCGCCGAGAAGGTTGTTGTCACGCAGCGACCGAGCGCAAATTCACCTGGTCGAAGATTGAGGAACGGTGTTGAAGTTGCAGCCGCACTTGTTCCGCCGATTGAAACCTTGATTGACGGATTCCAAGTCGCGCTTGTACTTGTGTCCAAGTTGCGAAACCAGTAGTACCCACCCGCGACAACACTTGATCCAACTGTCAAGAGTGTCCATGCCGTCCCGATATTTTGCGAGATGTCCGAACTGATCAGCGTTCCCATGTCAGGCGTGATCGAGTTGGGGCGGAAACTTGCTCTGAAATTTCCTGATGATGCTTCGAGGTTCAACTGAATGTTAATTTCTGCGCTCATGTTTATAGTCCTGAGAAGTATTGCGAGAGGTTGCTGAAGTTGCTGGTGTATGGAAACGGCTGCTTGTTGTACACGGTGAGGCACGATCCCTTTGCGACGCTGCCAACGGCAGCCTCTGCATAGATCACAACTCCGTTTTCGTTGCGCACTGGATACTGGATGTAGTGCGAATTCTGATCGTAAACAAAACTGTACTCAATCGAGTTGCGCCCGACCTCGGGAATGGTTTCGCAGTTGCAGCCTGCGAACACAACAGATCCCGCAGGATAGTTGAGAAATAATGATGCGTTGCGTGTCCCGATTTGCACTGCGATTTCTTGCGATGCAGGAAGCACCGAGTCCGTGATCAATATCGAGATGTTCTGTTTGTAGCTTAAAACAGACAGCGGATGACCAGCAACATCAACTGATATTCCACCAATGTCTGTCGACTCGTATGTTGAGCTTGCTTTATCTTGCATTAACTTGACCGAATTAAACTTGCGAAACTGATCCTTAAATTCTGCGCTCATCGAAAGCCGTGCAGTTCGATATCCGACCTCGTTGGGTTCAAGCAGCGTCGATGTTGGATTGTTGAACGCCTGATTTGCGCCGATCTCAGCGCGATAGCGCATCGTCACCTGCCAAGTTGCAACGGCATTTGGTTCTTTCGTGATCGAGTAGTCGAACGCGAGCATGTCGTACGGAAGCGCACCATCGTTTGGATAGTGCGCGTATTCGCCTGGCAGAGTTCCACCCAACAGCGCAACGACATCGCCTTCAGTGTCTGCGCCGACAACGACGAACTGACGCTCGGCCCGAGGCTTGCCCTCATTGTTCAGGTACTTACGACTGGTATTTAGTTCGTAGACATCGCTCATAGGAAACCCTTGTTTTCTCTTGTCAGTCGGACCTGTTCAGCAGTTGCTGCCTCGATCTTTTCAAGGCTTTGCACTTGCTTCTTTGCGAGGTCGATCGCGTTTGATCCTGCGCCTTGTTGCGCAAAGTTGAACTGACCGAGCGCAGTTTGTCCGCTACTGATAAATTCTTGCCCTGCGCTGCTGACTGCTTCAGAAAAGACTTTGGCTTTGTCGGCTTTCTTCTGCACAGCCTGCTCGCCTTTGATGATGTCGTCTTGCGCCTGCATCGCCGCGTCGTACTTTTCCTTCTGCTGTTCTTTGAAAATGGCAACCATTTCATTGCCCATTTCCTTTGCCTCGGCTGCTGCTTTGTCCTCTTGTGCTTTTGCTTTGTCGGCTGCGGTCTTGACATCGGCGGCAATCTTTTCGGAAGCCGCAGCGGTCTTTTCAATTTTGTCTTGCAGGATTTTTTCTTGATCGTCCGCACCAGTTTTTTCGGCTTGGAGAATTTGCTCATTCAGTGCTTTGACAAGGTCAAGACTCTGTTTGTTGATTGCTTGTTCGTGAGCCAGTCGTGTTGACGCAGCATCTCTTTTACTATCTGCTAACTCTTTATTGATCTTTTCGTCATTCTTTCTGCCTTCTACATTGCCATCAAATGTCTCGAATTTTTGTGCATCTCTGCTTTCAGTAGCCGCCTTGACTGATTCTGCTTCAGCCTTTGCAGCGTCATCACGCAACATCTGTTTATCGTCTTCAATCTTTTTGAGTTGTGCTTTGGCATCTTCAATCGTTCTTTGAGTGCTTAATTTTGCCTGCTGCGCTGGATCGGTTTTTGCCGCCATGTCTTCAGTTTTTCTTGTCACTGCTTGCAAGGTCGTTTCGCTTGCTTTCGCAATGTCCGTAAAAGCCTGTCTGAATGCGTTCCCAACATCAGCCGCTCGATCATGCGCAGCCTCGGCAAGTCGATCCATTCCGTTGATCATTTCGTCAAGGATTGAAACCACTATTCCAACGACTGGAATGCTCTTTGCGCCGTCGATGATCCCTTTGGAAATATCCATGCCGATCTGTTCGCCGCTTTTGCCTGCGTTGACACCTTGTACCGCAGTCAAGATTCCGTTGCCAAGAACAGTCGTAATCGCACCCATCGCCAAGCCCTTTACCATATTTCCAACCATTTTTTCGACAAACATACTGCCGCCCTGCTCACCTGTTTTTCCCATGGTCACGGCACTTGCGCCGATCTTCGCTTCAGCCACCTTCAGAGCAGCATCAAGTTTGTCGAGCCTTGCATTGATCTGAATTTCAATCGTTGGATTCATGGTGCTATCTCATCCTACGCATGCTCTGTGATTGTGCCTCTGCGTTGCGCACCAGCAGCGCACTCGTTGCGTGAGCGATCGCAAGCAGTCGATCGACGGGCAACTCCATCGGATCAGTCGAGCCGGGAGCGTAATGAGAAACAAATGCGGCGAGCGAATGCCAGTCGAGGTCGCCGCTCCCCGCTGTCATTTTGGGCTTGAAGACTCCGCATCGAGATCGATGCCAAACAGCGCGAGCGCAGTCGACACGACCGCCTCAGGCTGCATCAGCGCAACTGCCTCGCTGCCGTCAACCTTTGCCTTTGCGCAGGCGTGCTCGATCACCTCGAGCGCACCTTCAAGCGTTGCGCCGTGCTGTATGGCCAGCTGCGTCGTGCGGTCCCGTAGGTCGTAGATCGCCTTCATGTGTTCGACTCGTTGCAGGGGCTCTGCTCTTGCGTCCTCGAGCATCTCCTGCGCGCGATTGTGGAGTGCATGCCACCTGCGCTCTCCGATCTCGATGTAGTCGTTGGCAGAGAGACACGAGAGCATGTGCCGACCGATTGCTACCAGGCGGGCTTTTGGTTTGTTGGGTTCCATCGTGCGAGTTCCTTTCGTCTGCGAATAGTAACACGCTCGAGTTCACGCCTGCGATTTGGGGCTATGTTTTCGGCAAGCATGACAAAGCGCAATGCTTCTTTATGATCCATGCTGCCGATCCAACGACCGTGCTGTTTGCCTTCCAAAAAAAACTCCACTCGCAAATCGTCTGGTGATTCCTGACGACCTGCAAATGGATTAAAGGATTCACTCATGTCCACGAAGATACAACGGCATAGGTAGCAACAGTTGAGGTACTTGTTCCAGCTGAGAAATTGGATGCAGTTGAGGCAAGTCCAAAATTGGCGGAAAATGTTGCCTCGCCATCGACCGCAACTCCAACAGTAAAGGCATCAATGATGGCTGAAAAGGCAAGAGTGTTCCCTGTTTCTGCAGTCAAAGTCAAGGTGGCTGCTGCTGTGTTGCCCGTAAAAGCAAGTGACGGAGATAGTGCATCATCCACGCTCCCTGTCATTGATCCTGTGCAATCGACGACACCAATTGCGCGATTGCGAAGCGCATTTGTGAAGCCCGTAATGTCAACGCCTGCACGAGTGAAATTTGCGGTCCATGACTTAATGACTCCACCGATTGCGCCTGATATTGCAATGTTTCCACCGATTCCGCTTATGACTGCCATTGTGATTCTCCTTTAGAATTGTTTAGATTATTACCAAGTTGCTGTTACGCCACCTGCAAAAGATGTCGCCGTTGAAGCCACTGAAAAGTTCGCAGAGAATGAGGCCTCGCCGTCGACTGCACATCCGATTGTAAACGCGTCAATGATTGCCTTGAACACAAGGGTCTTTCCAGTTGTTGCAGTCAAAGTGATATCAGCAGGTGCAGTGTTGCCAGTGAATGCGAGCGCAGGAGACAAGGAATTATTCATTGTGCCTGTCATTGATCCTGTGACATCGCAGATGCCGACTGCTCGATTGCGTGTTGCGCCGCCAAACACCGTTACATCGACGCTCGGTCTTGTGAAATTTGCGTTCCACGATTTGATCGATCCGCCCATTGCGCCCGAGATTGAAATGTTCCCATTGATTCCACTGACTCCAGCCATTGTGATTCTCCTCTAGGATTGTTTGGTTGCAAAGATTCTGTATGTCGTGTCGATGACGATCGAGTCTACATTGATCGTAGGCACTCCCCGAGAAGTGCAGATCGATTCGATGGTCGAGTATGAGACATCCGATGGTGACATGCTCGCCTTGTGCAGCAGCAAGAACAGCGCAGCCTCGGCAGCCATCGCCGTAACAACCGACGAGTCAGGCTTGAAGTAAAAGGTGAAAGCACAGTCGATCGTGTGCAATGACTGCGTTGCTGATGTCATGAATGTCGTGGTGTCCTCGTTGCTGGTCGCATAGACGAGCATCGGCATCACGGAGCCTTGCGGTCCTTCAAGTTGGTAGATCTTGCCGCCGACAAGGTTGTACACCGTGCCTGCAGTTGTGACTGCGGTCAACTTGTTGTAGATCGTGGTCAGGATGACTTGGCTCATTGTGCCGCCTTCATTGCTCGTCGTTTCATTCTCTTGATTGATCGCTGCATTTGTTCGCCGATGTTTTTTGCAGCGTCTTTACGAACAACTTCAAGCGATGGTGCAATGAATGGCCGTGCCTTCATGTACTTTGTTCCTTCTTCAAGCCACCTAGGGATGCGTGCATCTTTGTTCACGCCTGCAACAAGTCCTGTCAGCACGATCGATGTCATGCCTGTGCCTGCGATGTATTGCGGCTTTGACTGAACCGAGTTGCGCAGCGTTCCCGTGTCGATTGAAGGAGGTTCACCTGGTGCGGACCGAGTGCGAAAATATCCTTTGCCTTTTTCGCCGCCGAAATATCCTACGCCTGTGCCAACTTGTCCTAATCTGATTCGCAGTTCCATCTGCAATTCAATCATCACAATTTTTAACCCACGCTCGATGCCCTCGATGTTTGCCGAGATGATGTCCGCAGCGGAAAAGTTGTGACTTGCGCTCATGACTCACCCTCGACCGTTGTCAGCGCAAGGATGAAATATGCCATCTGATCAGGACCGCTGCGCATATCGGGTCGGCGGAAACCTTGGATCTCATACATGATCGAATCCGCATCGACGAGCCGCTGTCCAGTCGCAAGACTTAATCCGTCGACGGCATTAACATATGCGGTCAGACCTGTCGATGCTCGAATTGCGCCGTTCACCATCGACTCGCTTGGCGTTGCGGGTTGCAAGTACGCAGTGATGAATACTGTAGATGCTGTATATACCCTTGTATATGCGCCGCCTGCGTCGACGCTCTCGGCTCGTAAGTAGATTTCAAGGCTCTGTCCGAATTGAGCAATGAGACTGTCAACGCTCATCGGATCTCTTTCCAACTGCCGAGCATGTCCTCCATCATCGCCCTCGATGAGTCCGCACTCGCCATTGAGTACGAGTAGTCGCCGAGCGACTCGCTCTGCAGCGATGTGTCCGACTTGCGAGACAAGTACATTGTGGATGCGATGACCAAGCACGCTTGATGTATGTCGTCGGGCACGGTTGTATAGCCTGCCGAGTACTCGATCAGCGTTGACTGCAGCCCACTTGGGAATCGTGCGTTGTGCTGCGCCATCGTCGGGAATGCGTCCTGACGGATCGTGACGATGCCGAGGTACGAGTCGTAGACAAACTCGCTTGAGACATTGACACCTGTGAGCACGACGGTCGCCATCTTGATGTCGCCACCGGCTCGAGGATGGAGTTGTGCGCATCGCATCGCAGTCGTGACTGTTGCGCTGTAGCCCGTGATGGCATTGATCGCAGCGGCAAGCGATGTCGTGTCGGGATAAGTTGCAAATGTCAGCGTGTTGGTTGTCGTCGTGCCTGCGGTGGTCGTGCGTGTCAGGGTGACACCAGGTGCGAGTGCGCCGCTTGCAACTGTGCCGAGCGGCTCGGTGTTGATCGAGACTGTCAGCCTGATATCGCTTGACACGGTCGATGCGATCGTGAGCGCAGCCGCTAGTCCTGTGTACACGCCGACGACATTGTTGATCGGATACTGCTTGACACGCACGCTGCGTACATCGTTGCCGCCATACCACTCGCTGTAGTTGCGCACGAGGATCTGTCGTCCGATCCACCGTTCGATCTTCGCCGTTGCGTGATCGATGTAGCCATCAAGAATTGTGTCGTCACCTAATCCCGTGATGCCGAGGTGCGATTTGAGTTGAGCTCTTGTCGAGAGTGCGTATGTTCCTACTGCCATAATTGATCCTATGCAGGCTTGACAATTTCGGGCGGTTGATCCTGCGGTCCGTTGCGCCAACCCTCACGACTCTTGACATACCACGGCTTGCCTGATCGCAGATAGTTGTGCGTTGACTGGTGCAGCGACTGCAACTTCGGACCAGGCCATGTTGCGACCGTCTCGATGTGACCGATGGAAACCTTCGGAGTCACGCCAATCTTCCAGTTCGCCTTCTGCGTTTGTTTCCAGAACCAAATGTCGTCGTCGATCTTGTCGCCGCTCCAGTCGCCCTCGTCGTTTGGCATCGCACAGAACCAAGGCTTGGGCAACTTGCGCAGCGAGTCCATGCGAATCAAGGTGCAGCCAAAGTGCATCGACGAAACCTCGAACCAGTCCTGCTGCAGATCTTGCGTGTTGAGCCGCCGTGGAACCCAGTTGGTCGACGCAACGCAGAGCGGAGCGAGTCGCTCACGACCTGACTGCAGCGGAGCGAGCGCATCGAGCCCGTCACGCTCTGCGATCTCACGCATGGCAACAATGTCCTGCCAGTCAAAGAGCGAGTCGTAGTCGATCGTCAGAGCCCACTTGATGTCGGTCTCCTGTGCGAGCATCGAGAGGATGCGCTGCATGCCCTGACCGTAGAACACGCCTGACGAGTTCGTGATCGTGATGCCGAGTGCACTCGTGATCTTCTGACAACAGAACATCGTGTCGGTCCATGTCAGGCGAGGCATCGTCATCACGCCTTTGATGTCGAGATACTTTGGAGGGTCGACCACCGTGCCAACTGCGAGCGGCTTGCGACCTGCGAGGTTCAGCGAGATCGGGAGATCGCTGCAGTCGATCGGCTCTGTGTTTTTCCACGTCTGAATCTCGGTAATACCGACCTGATTGAATAGCATCCTCAACTTGGGATCGTTCCAAAGCGTGTGATGCTGATCGAATGTGTCGATCTGTCCGCCCATGATGTACGCCTCCCACGGGAAAGGCTTGCCGCTTTGATCTTCCTGATCTCGGTCGAGTTGCGCACGACGAATGATCTCGTCGAAGTCTGGAACTGCGATGCGCAAGATTCCACCTGGTTGCAATTTGTCGACCCAGTGCTGCACAACTTCGAGCAAGTACGGACGCTCAATGTGTTCAAGCACATGACTCGCACGGATCTCCTCGATCGATCCATCTGCGAACGGAAGAAATGACACATCGTTATTCGTGGACCAGTCCCACGGTGTATAGCCTTCAATCCGAGTTTGTCCGCAACCTAGGTCTAGTTTCATGCGACTAACTTACCACGACAAAAGACAACGGCTCGGAATCTTTCGACTCCGAGCCGTTGGGGATTGAAACTTGAAACCGTATCAGGACGGATTCACAACAACGCCAGCGTTCTGATTCGTTGCGGTGATCGGTGCTTGCTCTGCTCGAGCGAGCGTGCCTGTGATGCCGACGATTCCTGTTGCCGCACCGTTGGTGACGAGAACACGAAAGTATCGCTTCTTGCCACGGAGGTCGATGTTGAACACGCCTGCAGCCTTTTCAGTTGCTGCGTTTGTGCCACCTGTCAACGATGCCAAAGTCCAGTCTGTTCCAGCAACATAGCCAGTCACGGCTGCGAAGTTGGTCAAGACTGTGTCATCCGATTGTTGAATCGTGAAGACGGTGATGTAGTCCGTTGCATGGGTTGTTTTTGTCACAACCAACTGCAACTCTTCGTATCCCTTTGCATCGACGCTTGCTGAAATTGCCGTGCCTGCAGCCGAGAACGAAATCGGACCGAGTGGGCAAACTGATTTGAGACTTTGTAAATTCATAGCCATAGTATTTTCCTTCTTTCTTTTGTGTGTGGATTAACCGGTCTTGAGAGTGATCATTGAACCTGCGTTCGTTGTATCACCAACATTTGCGCAAACAAGATCCCAACGAGTCGTAGCACGATAGACAAGCATGTCCTGTTCGAACGCCGACAATGCGGAATTCGAGAAGTCGATTGCTGTAGAATCCCGCCTAGATCCGAAGTACACTGCCTGCGACATGTCCCCGAAATGGCACATGATTTGTCCAGTTGCTGTTGAATTGTTCATCGCTTGCGTGAGAACGACTGGATATCCTGCGAAGGAAAGTTGACCAGAGCCAGTCAACAAATCGACCGCATTGTTTCCACCAGAGAAGTAAGCAAGCCGCAAGAACAAAGCATTCCAGATTGTCTTGTTGCAGAAAATCTTTGTGTTTGCGTTGTCTGCGTACTGTGGCAATTTTGCGAATGCTGCCATGATTTCTGCAATTGAGATTGTCTGTGCAGTCGTGTTGGTTGCAGTTGAAACGCCTGCAGATCCGACTGCAGTTGCAAGACCAGTTATGCCGCCATAGGTCGAGGTTGAATCGCCGATAAATGCAGACTGATCTTCAAGTTTACTCTGTGCAAAAGCCATTTCTCCAGCCAAGTCATCAGCAAAGTTGATCACGGCATCTTCAGAGAGTTCAGTACTGAATCTCGTGAGAACCATTGACTTCTTTGCGACGAGGTTGACCTGATCGAATGTCTCATTGCTTTGAGTACCTGTACTGGCTTCGCCAACAAACGCTGCAGTCAGATTTGTCGATCGTCTTGGCATGCGATGGATGTCACTTGTCATCGGCACAACTCGAGCGTGGTTTCGGATAACTCCGAATTTTTCTCGAAGCGTGATGATCGTGTTCTCCATGGTTTCTGGAACGATGAATCCGCCTGCTGAGTTGTTGCCTTCGATGTTTGCGACCTTGGTGATGATGCCGTTGTCGGCGCACCACTGCGCAGACTTCTTGTAGCCCATGCATGCGAACGCCCAAGAGCCGAAGGCGAATGCTTCGTCTTGGCTGTTGAAGTTCTTAAGTTTTGAGTAAATTTTTCCTTGCACTGTGATTTCCTTTCGGGTTGTGATTGGGTGAGCGGCTGCCTTGTTGGAGAGTTCCAACTTGACGGCCTTGGCTACTTCGTCTGCGATCGTCTTCGCATCAGCAACTGGTGCTGCTTCTAGTTCGACTGCGGGATCTTCGGTTGCGCCTGTCGGCATGAGTTCGACTGAATAGTCGATTGTGGATGGATCGAGCACATTGCCGTCCATGTCCGTGATGATCAGATCTTGCAGGACGAGAGCCTTGGAGGTCTCGTACTTCTTCGATCCAACCTGATTTGCGAGAGCCTGCAAATTTTTTCGCAGAGTCTCAATGTTGCACATTTTCATGTGGTGTCTCCTGTTGAGGGAATGAATGAATTGAACTACGCCGCAGTTCGAGTCACTCGTTCGACCTTGTAGGGTCACCGATCCGAATCACCTGTATGTTGAGACTATAGGCGTGTCAGCGAAACTGTCCACGCATCTTGCTGATCGCTGCCTTCGCAGCGTCGGCAATGTCAGACTGGACATACGCAGGCATGACGATCTGCACACGGTGCATCTGCTTGGGTTCGACAACGACTGGCGCAAGCTTGATGTGATCAGGCACATTGCAGCCGAGAGCCTTGAGGCTTGCGGTGCTGACGATGCCCTTGCTCACGGCATTGATCAACGCCTCCTGGTTGCTCGGGATCGAGACAACGGAAACCTCGAGGAGTTTCCACTTGCTGTAGACCTGCTTCACGCCTGTCCCGTACTTCGTTGCATCTTCTTTGCTCGCTCTGCGCACGCCGCCGTCGAGCGGCATATATCCGATCGACACGCCCTTGAGTGCGCCAAACTTCATCAGTGCGCCAACCGTGTCAGGCAGCCACTCGCCCTCGTGCGTGTCGGGTCGTGGCGCAAGGACAAAGTCTGCATCGATCGAGGACTCGCCACGGCGCATCGTGACCATCTTGCCAATTGGCTTGTTTGGATCGTGCGAGTAAAGCAGCACGGGGTTCGACTCGTACTCTTTTGAGTTCATCCCGGACGGGATCACGACATCCTGATCTCGGTCGATGGCGTGCGTTGTGATGATCGCAGTGAACTTTGTCAGTCCATCGCCGATCGCCTTGAATGTTGCGTTGCAGGTTTTTTGTAGGTTCATTCGTCAGGTCCTTCGTAGTCAATTACTGGTAGCAGGCTGCACCTGCAGTTCGGGTGCAGAGGCGGGCCAGAGGTGTCATCAAAGTCTAGTGCCATAGTTGCGCCACTTGCGCCCGTGATCGTTGCGCCTCGCTCATAGAACGCATCCTTCACGCCGACTGACTTCTCGCCGAACTCTTTCGCTGCGGCTTCGCAGAACTCGCAAGCATACGGAGATACAAGCCAGGTCTTGCCCTTTACAACTCCGCTTGCCTCCCACGCTGCATTCTGTCCATCGGTGTATGCACGAGCAGACTCTGTGCGTGCGATCGTCTGCGCACGATTCTCGTCGAAGCCTGCTTCCTCGAGCAGTCCGATCACATCTGTGCCTGTCGCTGTCTCCTCGATGCCGACACGAATGATGTTCGAGACACGCTCGGCGAGTGAGTCGGAGACTGATCGTGCCATGCGGATCGCTGCACGATTGGTCGCCTCGACGACGAACTCGGAAGCCTTGCCGGACAAGAGCCCGAGATCGAGCGATCCACTCGGCAGGAGTGATGCGCCTTGCGAGAGTCCAGCCTCTGCGATTGTTTGTGCGTACGGCTTGGCCGTGTTCGCAAGATCGTCGATGAGTTTCTTCTGCGATGCCTTGAGTGCCGCCTGGACTTCCTCGAGTTGTCGCTGCGTGACCGTGTCACC